TATACGCTCTCTTTTCCAGTTCCTTCTCTATGTCTAAATGTATCAAATGAACATGTCTTTGCGAATCGAACTTCATACTCTCTTCGATTCATTTCATGAATAAAATCCCTGATTAGTTGTCTCTTTTCTATAGGTATTAATTCCAATAGGGCTTGAGAATCCATCTCAAGCAAATGTTTATTTGATGTCATGTTATTTTTTATTTTTTAAAAAAGCAATCGTATGCTATTAAATTATCCGTAAAAATAATTAGAGGTTCTACTTTAGAATGTGGGTATATTGCTTGCAATCTTTCCAAACTAGCATTCATTTCTGCTCTGTGTTTTCCGGCATGTAATTCAATAAATAAATATTTTGGATGGTAATCAAGCAATGTGTCCATCAATGTGTATTCAGCCGATTCAATGTCCATTTTAATAATATCTGGTTGATATTTTTTTAATAGCTTTTTAAGGTGAATATTTTCGACCTCATCATACTCATTGAATTTAATCTTGTTCATAATCGAAGTACCACAGTGGGCATTCTGACTAGTTGCTTTAAAGATTTTTAAAGTTTTATCAGGAAGCCCAGAAACGGCAGCATAAACAAGATCCACGTAATCATCATTAGAATATGTGTTTTGAAGTTTTTCAAAGTTTCTTAGGTCACATTCAACAGAAACTACCTTTGATGCTCCTGAATCTAGAGCAATTTGAGTAAATGCACCTACATTTGCACCTAGGTCCAAACAAACTGCATCTTTATAATCAACTTCAGGAAGTAGATAATTTGTGATGCTCTCACCGATCATCGAATCGTCAACACCTTCTGATGCTCCTAAGATTTTTACATATTTTCTTTTTAATCGAGTCTTTTCTAATTTAGAAATTGGTAACTCTGGAAGCTTAACCCTGCTCATTCTATTTTTGTACTAATTTTGATACTACATTTACTAATTGAATTTTTGGAAGATTATCTTGGATAATTTGATATTGAATTGGATCATCTTCAAAAAATCTGGTAATATTTACACCTTGCATTAAAAGTTTATTAATGGTGGATGCTTTGTGTATTCCAGAAAAGGTTCTAGCCTCTACTGTATGATTTCCTCGCTGAGCAAGTGTCATTGGATTAAAATAAACTTTGCATTTAATTCCACGTTGTTTTAAGATCGCTTTAATTTCATCTTGTTCATCAATACACCTTCCGGTTATAATAACATCGCTTTCAGATCTTGGTGTAATTCCTATTGAGATTACTCCATCAAAATCATATCCATAAACTTCGTTATATTTAGAAGTTGATTTTGTGTTTGTATCTGCATCTGTTGTTGTTTTCTTTTTAAAGATATTAAACATTGTCTAAATTTTTAGATAAAAAAAGAGAGCACTTAGTGCTCTCTTTTTGTTTTGTTAATTAATTAAAGAGCTTTAGTTTTAGCAACTAATTGCTTTCTTGTAGAATCAGTTAAGCGTCTTGCAGCTAATTCAGTACACTCATAAACAGCATCCGAGAACATCATCTGGTCTGGTGGAGTTTTTTGTGTAAATGCTGAAGGACCTCTTAATGCTCCTACAACTCCTAATTCTCTCGCTACTTTTAAGTAACGGATTGCGTCGATTACAACTCCAGCAGAGTTTGGTGAATCTTGCACGCTTAATTGAGCATCAAAAAGAACGGGCGCTCCTCCAAATCCTTCAAGTTCTAAACGGAAGTTAGCAACTTTGTTATCTCCATAGAATGAGATATACTCAGAAGGACCTGCATGTAAAAATGAATCTTCAGTTGAGATTCCTCTAATTTCATTTTGAGCACGGATAACGTTTTCTTTCGAAATCTTTTTAGAAGCTAAACGTGATTTATCTTCCATGTTTAAGAAATCCGTGTTACCTCCAACATTACGTTGAATGTGTGCTTTTACATGGTGACCTCTTTCAAAGGCAAGTTCTTGTAACATTTGAGATAAAATACTTGCTCCAAATTGAGAACGCATATCATCTCCGATTAATGGAATTCCAGCATCGATGAATCTTTGCTCCCATGCAGGGTCAGATGCAATAAATACAGGAATACAGTTTACGAAAGAAATTCCAGTTTCTAGACAAATTTCAGCCCAAAATTCTGTAGTTTTTTGAGAACCTACTGGTAAGTAGTTAACCAATACTTCTACTTCATGTTCTTTTAATTTAGCGATGATTTGGTCTTTCCATTCTCTTGCTTTACGTGGAGTCCAATCAGTACGATTTTTATCTGTAGAGTTTCTCAATTTCTCATCAACTAAAAATCTGTTTGATTCTGGATAGTTGTCCATCAATGCAGCATAACCATCAATTACAGGTGCTTCATAGACCGGAGCAGTAGAAGTAATAACGTCAACGATGTCATAAGCACAGTTTGGTTTTTGTTTTAATGCATATCCAAGAGTTTGATTAACTTTACGTTCGTCGATTTCAAATCCACATACGAATTCAATATTTTCAGCTTTGTAACCTCCAATATCTGATTTCATCATTCCCGTTACTTTATCAGTATTCTCAGTGTAGAATTGTACACCTTCAACCAATGATTTTGCACAGTTCCCTGTACCGATAATTCCAACTTTAATTTTGTTCATGTTTTAAAAATTTAATTTTATATTAATTTATATTTGCTTTATTTAGAAAGTTTCAAAAAAGACTGTTAATAGTTTTCTTTAATGTTTTATTTTTTTCGGACGTCTCGAAATCATATTGATAAAACTCTCTAGATAGGTGAACAGAACCTGGCTTTTCCATATAAGTATCTGCAAAATACTTTGGATCCTCTGAATACCAATTACTTGGCCATTCGATTACGTTCATTTTATATATTGCCGAGAGTTTGTCAACCTCCTCATTAAAGATTTGCATCAATTGAGTTCTTTCGCGATGTGAACCAATAAATGGAGTTCCTTTATAATATCCAGTCTTTGGAATTCTGCGCTCTTCGAATTCTATTGGTAGTAATTTAACAACAGAAACATTCTCAATATTAAGAGATTTCAAGTGTTCAAAGTAATTCTTTACAAGTTTTTTAGTGGCATCTGCCGGCTTTTCTTGTCGGCATAGATGGTGTCTAACATCGATATTACCAAAATAAGTAATCAAATGAGTTGTTCCTTCAGGAATATAATTCGACATCCCTTCTTTCATAACTCCAAATAATGTTTTACCATCATTCCTGCTAATGTTTCCACCTGGATGAAACACTGAAACTGAGTGTGAATCTCCTAAATCAAAAGTTCCTGAATTTAATTTCAATTCAATTGTTTTGGTTTCTTTACTCTTTTTTGAAAGAGCTTCGACATCAAGAGATGCCCATAAAGAGGAACATGCTTTCATTCTGCTTTGTGCAAATGCTCCAACATCTGGCATTTCTCTATTTAAACAATAGATTTGTCCGCTAAAATCTAAGAATCTTTTAATTCTTTCGGCTGGTTCATCAGTTGCTCCACCAAATAAATTATAAGACCCTTGAAATTCCATTGGAAGTGCTACTAACCAAACATCGAAAGAATGAATATCTTCTGACTTAGAAAGTACTTCAACATTTAGGTCTAAAGACTTTAATTGATTTGCTAAGAGATATGCCCATGCACTTTTATGGCTAGCTTTCTTAGAACTATACGTAGTTACTACATCATCAATTGCAATCTTCTTGCCTTGTAACGATTCTAAAACCTCGTAAATGTTAACCATTGTTTTGTTTTTCGTTAATGTAGTTGTCTAATCCTTGGATATATGCAACTGCATCTAATAAATTATCACGTTTGTGATTGTAAGATTCTCTTGAAAATTTAAGTGCAACCAATGCCTTAAACATGTGTTCTCCGGTAACTTCAATTCCTGTCATACCAGTAAAAATCATTGCAGCTCTGTCCATGCCTTCTGAGAAAGGACCATATTGTCTGTCTGCTTCTTCTGAGCGGTTATTAACTATTCCGCTTGCTTCGTCTAAAATGTTCATAAAATAAATTTTAAGTATTATATGTTATATATTGCTTTTGTTTTTTATGCACGTAAATAATTAGGATCGTCATAACTTCCAATAACTCCGGTTTCCATTTCAAACTGACGCTTTTCATGGTCATATTCAGAATAAACATTACAGTTTAAATAGGCACCATTCTTTGAATAAGCTCCAATATATGATGTTGATACGCGAACTTCTGATGGATTAATGTTAAAACAAAAATCATACTCTTCCTGTGTCAAGTATGTTTGAGTGTTCATTATTTGATTGTAACGTTCTTGGTCTTGAATTGAAATTGTTGTCATAATGTATAAGTTTTAATTTGATATGTAAATATAATCAAAACATTTGACATAAAAAAATCCTGGTTAAAAAAGTTATTAACAATTTTACCAGGATTCTAATTTAATACGGGATAGTTGTTCGTGATTTTCTTCCCGGCGGAATAACCCTGTTATAGTCTTCGGCTTTGACTTTCGCGAGCGTCTACTAAACCTTCGACCCATCCTACTTATCACCTATTGGGGTGGTTATGACTGGTGGTCCATTTTCTAGTGTTAACCTTCACTTTGTCTAGGGCTTCAACGTTTAAAGTAGCGAACCAGTTTAAACTCCACGTTTTTCTAGACCTCTTTCATAGTTGTATGTTACTTTTTGCTGTACCTATCCGCCAGGTTCCGTTTCCTTTATGCTTAAATATAATTGCTTGTGTATTGTTTGCTGTAAGGAACCTAATTTCTTTTATTTCATAATTATGAATGAACCGCCTCTTGACGACGCTGCTTCAGTTCTACCATCTTCTAAAGTAACTTTACCTGCAATTTCTGCGCCTAATAATTTTGCAACTTCTTCTGCAACTTCTGTTAATTCAAAGAATACAATGCTTCCTTTTGCATCCGCTAAGATATTATAACCTTCACCTGCTACTACGTTTGGTTTTTTTACAATCTTATTAATAGTACCATCTACTTTTTTAGCAGTCATATTAATAATGTAAATACCACTACGGCTTTTATATGCCTTTGGGCTTGGAGCGTTTTCAATTGGCTCATATACATTGTGATCGGATTCATTAATAAATTGTTCAAATAGTTTAATGTGTTTCATAGTAGTTTTGTTTTCTTTTATATATCTTAAACTATTTGTGCATATCTCTCGCTCATGATTGTTTTATCCATGATTTGCTGAGGTGACTCAATATCTCCTCCAAGTAAACTTGTCATAATTGCTGGAGAGAATCCTGAAACCAATGCAGTTCCTTGTGTATCAAATGCAACTGGCACTCCACCATTTCTGGACTTAATGTTCCAATAAACGATTTGAGGCATTTTGTAACCTGCATCTGAATACATTTTCTCAATCATTTGTTGAGCTGTTGGATTCCATTCTGTTTCATTTCTCCAGCCTCTAGATCCGGTTGCCTGATTAAACTCCATATCCGATAGGATTAAGATTTTATTCGGCATCTCATCTTGAGACAACTTATGTTTAGTGGCCTGATCTAAGATCAGCTTGAAAGTTGCCTCAAGATTCGTTGACATTCCCCAATCGGAGTTTGACATCTGTGTGTAGCGATCTTTCAATGAACCACTTAATACTTGTAACTGTGGAGTACTTGAGAATGTAATGAATGCATCTTTGAAAGGACCTTCATTTCTTTCAGAAATATAAAGACCTAATGAGATTGCAACATCCATACAAGTCACAGTTTTATTACCGCCAGCCGGAGTTTCCATTGAACCTGAAACATCAACTACTGGCAAAATCATATCATTTGCTCCTTCCATATAATTTGGAAGTGCTTTCCATTGCTCGTTTGCTACAACTGAATTTCCGTAATTTAATGATTTTGTAATGTCATAAGGATAAACAGCACCTGCATTAATTTTAGCTTCACCTTTTACTAAAGATTGGATATAAGCTGAATAGCTTTCGTATGCATTTTTACCAAAGGCTTTTTGGTATCTTGCAGATGCAACTGAAGGTAATTTACCGAATTCAATAGAATCCCATTCCCCAGCGCACATTTTAGTTTCAACTACGTTAGTTAAACCAACTAAAGATTTACGATATTGTTTTGGCGACATACCTGTAAATTTACGTAACTTTTCAGCTACAGATCCTTTACGCGGCATCCATTTTGCACATAACCCATTTTCAGCAATTAATGCATCTGAAATTAATGTGAATGCATCTTCCTCTAAGTATGTTCCTACAAGGGTTAATAAGTCATCCCAACGACCATATTCTGGAATTAAGTGTAAATTTGGTTTAAGAGCCAAATCATGATTTTCAGCTAGGTAAGCAATAATGTCTTTGAAAACTTGACGTTCTCCAGCTCCGCCACGAACATCTCTAGCCCAAAACAAAAGTTTCATAGCACGCTCCGGATCTTCGTTAAATGCTTTTGAAAAGGTTGCGATCAAACGTTCTTTGTCCTGGCCTCTCATAGCACCAATGTTAAAGAAAAGGTCAACACAAGCATTCAACGATGTCGAATTAGTTGACATTCCATTTTCTGTTACGATGTCTTCTTGTCTTAAAGCGTCTACGAATTTCATTTTGATTATTTTTTAGTTCTTAACTTATACTAATTACTTTGAGTTTGTTTCAAAAAACTTTGTTTTTTTAAATCTATTTTTAGCCAAAAAAGTCTTATTACTGATTCTAAATCCTCTTCTTTAATATCGTCTTCAAGTGCTGTTATGATAATAAAGTTATCAACCATTTTTTTAGATACTTCTACTTGCTCTACATTAATACATGAGTCAATTGTTTTTTCTATTTTGTTAATAGCTGCTTTTGCCCAATCTTTATAATTTTCTGGTCGAAATATGTAGTTCATATTATGATTATTTTAAAGTTAGGTATTATATAAGACTTTCTAAAAAAGTTTATAAACACAAAAAGACCCTGATTTCTCAGGGTCTTTAAATCCATATTAATGGTATAATTCGATGATACTCAAAATTATTAATATTCAAATGGTGGTGTTCCATAGTCAGCATGTTTAACAGCATACCAAGCTCCTTTCGGTCCTTGTATATACCACCATCCACGATCAGAATCTACTAATTGAAATTCTCCTTTTAGTTTTACATCTTGAAATTTAGAAAAATGTTTAGTTACAGGTACTCCGTCTGGCCATAATTTTGTGCAAACTTGAGCTTTAAAACTTGTACCGTCAAATTGTCCTAAAAAAACTTTAGCATCATATCCTTCTTGCCTTTCATCATTTGCAAAAATATTAACTGCAGTTTCAACACCTTCATTAATAAATTGTTCAAACGTTTTGAATTTCATGCGCTTTGTTAAATAATCCTTGCGTTCTTTTTTTCTTTTTAAGAATTCCTCTTCTGCGTCTCCAGCTCCTGATAAAATATCACCAGATCCAGGTTGAGTTGATGTTGGTAGTAGAGTTGCTCCCATACCTCCAATATTTGCAGGAGAAATTCCTTCATCTGCCTTTTCAGGTAAATCATCATGCTTTGTAGATGCAAAATCCTTAAGCTGTTGAAGGGTCATTGAATCTGCAAGATCCTTAACTTCTTGGCTCGCATCCTTAGGGTCCATTTCTCCTTTTTTAAGAGAATATGCCATACCCATTAGTCTTTGTTGTGCTTTACTTGTACTTGGCATAATTAATTATTTTGCGTCAATATTCATGAATTCATTTCCTCTGATCTCAATATTGTTATATCCAATTTCAGCATCAAATGTTCCGTGAATGTCTTCTCCGGATGCGATTGCAGTATTAGTAGATCCTCCAAGTTTTCTAGAATATTTGCTAGCATCTGCATCATCCATAAATCCAACATTGATTACAAATTCTTTGTCAAGACAAATGTATATTGTATCTGCGCCTTCTCTATTTAGATTGTTAACCGTATCTAGTACCCATGTTCCAGTTCCAGCTAATCCAGTTACATGAACATAAAAAACCTCTTCTATATCTTTTACTGCTTTGTCAACATCTGCTAAAATAATTTTGATAGCATCTTTTTTGAAATCTTCCCACGTATCGTTAATTTCTTTTAGTGTATCTTCAGCATTTCCCTCGAATTTAACTCCTTCAATTTGCTTTTTAAAAGCCTGCATCACCTTTCCAATGATACCTTTTGAAGCATAAATTCCTGTCAATCTGTATACTTTTTCAGCTACAAATTGCTCGTATAGTTTAACGTGTTTCATAATTCTATTTTTAAATTTTTACCAAACGTAGCTAAACGTATCGATTTGTTTAATTTTATCTGCTACATTTTTAGCATCATTTTTGATTCTTTGGATGTAGTATTTTCCATCATATCCTGATTGTTTTTCTTTTTCAGCATTTTCGACATCAGTAGCATAAGTTTGGAAAGCATCTAATAAAGATTTCATGTGATATGCACAGTCAGATAATTTAGCAGGACTTCCTTTAGGAGAGGTACCTACGATGATTTGACCATATTTGTCAGTTTCTCCAGCTGCGATAGCATCTGCAATTTGCTTACTCATTTTTTCAATAGCAGCTGAAACCTCATCTTTAATTGGTAATTCAACAGCTCTTTCTGAAAGGATTAAGTTATAT